GGGAATCGAATTGTTTATTTACTCTAACTGTCATAACTTAACCTCTCTCTTGATTATGTATATACTATAACATGATTCGTTAATAATGTCAAGGCCTAAATTACATAAGTTCATTAGTAAAGGGGTTAACATAAACTCCAATACTATTACTCTCTAAATAATTTTCTTGTATTTCATCCATTAAAGTATGATGATTAGAACCATCATTCCATTGAATACGAACCTCATTTCCAGTATCACAATTCCATTCAATACTGGCTACAAAACCATGACTTTCAGAGTGCATAGCTCCCCAAACTCCAATAACTTGTGTTCCACGTTCTACCATTACAATTCTCTCTCTATTAACTATACTTATAAGCTAACATGATTCGTTGAGAATGTCAAGACTTATTTTGCAAATCTTTCAAAAGTTTTTTGAGTGCTTCATCTGGCCACTTTACTGGGTCTTTTCTTTCGACCTTTTTTATCAGTGGTTTTTTTCTTTTAGGAAGTAACTGTGATGGCCAATAGATTGGTGGTAAGTTCATACTACCTGTCAACTCCAGACGCTAGGCCAGGTTCAGCTGGATATACATCTGGTGGTGGTACTTTAAAATCTTCATCCCAACCAAATGCTTCTCTTACTACATTAGAGGATAAACCTTTATATACTTGATGTAGTTTTTTATCTTTAGCATTACATAGAAGTTTAGCTTCACTTTCATGTAGGCCTTCTAACATCTGAAAGAACATAACTTCTTTTCTGTGTTGTTTAGTTTCTCTATCTGCACCCTCAATAAAATGCCATAGTTTTTTTGCTTCCATAGCTAGAACTGAATGATTTGTTCCAGCTGGAGCATCATTGGGTGTATAAGGAACAGGGCCTTCTGGAAACACCCATCTAATATTAGGATCAAATCCAGCTTTGAGCACCATGCGTAATGCATCAGTATTATTTTCTCTAAGGATTTTTACCTTTTGATCTTTAGTTTTTGCCTTATGTACTTTGTCAAGTATTTCTGTAAAAAGCATAGTGTATGTTTGTTCTGGCATTTTAAAATTCTCCAATTGTTTCAGTAAGATTTTTCAATCTTGATTTTATAAAATAATTTAGTAGTTTGCTTCTGTCACCGAATGGAGCTCCATGAAATTCTGTTAAAATTTCATCTTCAAGTTCATTTGGTATTTTACTCAAGTCAATGAGTTTCTCATTTCTTTGGTAATTTCTTTTGACTTCATCCTGTAAATCATCTATATCTATATCCAACCAAGTCTCAATCTTTTTCTTTCCTAAAGGTTTTTGTCTTAATCCATCTGTGAATGTATTATCTGGTGACAGAACATTAGGTACTCCATCACTAGTATCGCCTTTAAGTATATGTTCTTTTATATATGTGTCTGGATTATGTCCATCTACATACTTTTTAAGAATTGGTGAATACTGTTTTACATTTACATATTTTTGTAATTGAATAAAATCTTTATCACCAGATACTATTAAAATATTTTCATTTTTGGTACGATCTTTTTCTGTCTGAGAATGTTTACATAGTGTGGCTATAATATCATCAGCCTCCGCACCATAAACTTCTAAAAACTTATATGGTAAATTTTCTTTAATTTCTGATTTAATTTTATTGAGAACTTCAAAGATAGCATCCCAATTTCTACCATCTTCCTCTCTACCTTTTTTACGATTAGATTTATACTGTGGAAAAAAATCTCTTCTCCAGTAATGTTTAGAATCGTAGGTAAGAACTACTTCTCCATACTTATCACTAAACATAGTTCTATACATACGAACAGAATTAAGAATCATATGTCTCACCATGTTTTCATCTGGTTTTTTTGCTTTTGTCATATTTAAATGCATCATTAGACTTGCTAATGAGATTTGATTCATATCAATTATAATCATGCTGGATCATCTTCCTCAAACATTCTATCAACTATTTTTTTAACTATATCATGGTCAAACTTTGAATATGTTGTTAGTGGATTTTCTGTTTCTACTTTCATTACAGTTGACACAAGATCAGACATTGGGTGTTGATATCCCATTATCCTAAACATTACAGATTTAATTAGTTCATTCAAAAATCCAATTTCAGAAAGAAACTCTTCTTCTTTTATATCCACACCATTTTCAGCAAGATTGTGTATAGTAGGTATCATAATGCTTTCTGCAACTTCATCAATAAAATTCATATCCTCAGTCATTCTATCAGTTTCTTGAGGTGTAACAACTCGGGCCCGAGTCCACGGGCCCCTAATTACATTACTGTTGTCGCTGATGGATGTATCGTCTTCCACTTTATCCTCTTTTCTGCATACTCTCCATAGTAATCATCAACCCAATCACCATGTTTTAAGTAATGTTGCATATGTCTGACATATGCCACACAGTTAGCATACTTTGAATGTGAACCTTTTACATCTCTGCGAACTTCTGCCTTATAAGATGATGCTAAAGATTTCTGTGTTTTAATCCACTCTCTTACTTTTTTAGCAGATAAGAAATGATCATCACTCTTGTTAAGAACAGAACTACAAATAGATTCGTTTTTAGCTGGTGTACGTGCAGCTCGAGCCTTTACAAGACGTTCTGTTGCTGCCTGACGTTGTTCTTCAGTCATAGGTTTACGTTTTTTACGAACCTTTGGTGCAACCCAACCATTATTAACAGTATTAGCTACAATTCTTTTTTTAGCCATTTAACTCTCCATTCAACTTTTCAATTTTTTTCAACCATCTACGTCTACCTGCAGCTTTTGCAAGTCTTTTCTTTTCACTTTTACTTTTGAAGTGAGTTTTTTCACGAACCTCATTAAATATACCTTCGGTTTGCATACGTTTCTTTAAAACTCGTAATGCACCGCTAATATCATTATTACGAACTTCCACTGTCATTCCAGACTTTTCTTCTTTAAATTTCTTCACTTATTTTAAATCCTTCTAGAAATCCTATGATCAAATCTATTATATCAGATGTTACAATATAGTTACTTATCGAACTAAGAACACCATAATGACATATTAAAAATCCTAATGTAATCCATAATAAAATTTTAATCATCTAATCTAATTAATTCCTCTTCACCATTTTCATCAATTCTAGTTTTTACATAACCACCATCTTTTAGGGCATCAATAATTGTACTAATAACTTTTTCTGATGGAACTTGACGCATACCCCAAATATAGGTAGCAATACAAGCAGTGCTTGTAATTAAAAATGCTATGGTAGTACTAATCATATTTAACTCCAAAGTTTATATTCGATCCACAATTCCTCATAACCATATTCCTTAACATGCTCCAAGTCCTCAGAACCTTGTAGTAAGTGTTCGTAAGGTTTCATCATTGCTTCCCACTCTTTGGCAGTTTTACACTGACCAATAGTTTCGTGACATTTAGTCCAAAACTGTTCTACACAATCTAATATATAATTTGACATTCCCATAATTCTCTCCATCATTATATTATACTATATGCTAACATGATTCTTTGCAAATGTCAAGTGCCTTTATGCAAATTAATAAAATAATTTGCATCGACAACTACTAATGGTTTCTGATTATTACGTTTTATAAAGACAACAGGTTCATAATCACCAGAGTTAGATTCTGCTTGTTCATATGACTTCCAGACGTTTAGTGTCTCTTGATTCTTACATTCTATAGAATATGGAAACTTTTCTCTAGCAGCACGGGCCATAATAAGGTCTTCTCCACCAGCACCCATACTTCTAGATTCTACATCTTCTGGATGTACGTCTAAACATTCTATTAGCTGATCACGAACCCACTGTTGAAATCTTCGACCTTTAGCTTTAGCACTTTGTGTTTTCACATTATCCTCATTAGAAAGAGTGGGCCTCTACAGGATTATCAACCCATTCTTGTGACTGACAATCACAGCTTTCACAACTACAGTTTTCTTCGTTACAGTTTCCTTCACAATGACATTCGTGGCCACACTCTTGACATTCATTCATCGTACTCTTCTCCGTAATCTTCGAGCTCATCTTCAAGCTCTCCTGTTAATTCATCACCACAGAATGGGCAATGTCTTACTTTATATAGTCGGTTCTCCATCGTATGTTTTATAGCAAACTCAGCATCACACGATTCACATACAACTAACTTCATTAAACTATTTCACAAGCACCAGCTACACAAGCTAACTCTTGTGCACCAACTGTCATATCTTGACTTTCATATTCAGAAAGTTTTGACCAATCTATTTGTTTTGGCATTTGTTTTAGTAGAAATTCATAGCCTGCTTTATCTGTATCTTGATATGGTGCTTGTTGGTATGTATGTTCACTAAATGGTAAGAATGATACTCCACTCATCCAATCAAAGTTTTTATATACCCATGAACCAACTTCCATCCATTCATCTTCTTTTACAGAAATTGTAACAGAGGGTTTATGCTCACACCAATGTTTCTGATAGGTTAACCACAACTCCAATTGTTCTATAGCATCCATATCTGTTCTAAATACTGCAGTTTTGTCTACTTTCATAGGGAAAGAGAATACTGCAGTGTTGGCAGGATTCATAACATCATCTTCTACAGGAAATCCCATATCTGTCATCATCATTGTCAATGGGTCTTTTTTATCTCCACGAACTGTGCGAATATAAAAAGGATTGTGTCTTGCATGAATACCAGATGCAGCATCAACTAGCTGACTGACTGTTCCAGATGGTTTGACACAAGTGATTGCAGCTGCAACAGGTATACCTATCTTACTTGCATACTCTTTATTTACTTTAACTGCTTCTTCTCTGAGTTCATCTAATAACTTGCCAGTATCACCACTCTTACCATTTGTAAGTTCATTGTCCATAATACCTGTTAGTGATACACCGAGTAGTCTT